TTATATTATTCTCCATCTCGTACTCCATCTAAAACATCTGAAGGAAATAAAGTTAGTGCTTTCCAAATTGATAATTTAAATGGTGTTAAACATGTAATGGGTGAATATTGGAATTATATTGAAGACTTTATCGAGGATATGAAAAAAGTATTCCCAACACTTGAAGATGATTGGGGTATTTATATTCCTGAAGTTAAATATTTGTCACCTGAACCATTAGTATTTCATAGTGATTTAGCATTAGTTGAATATCCAGAAGTTCACTTTGTAGGAGATGCTTTATCAGCACGTGGTATCACAGTATCGGGTGCTCAAGGTATTTTATCTATAGAAAAAATTCTCCAAAAACGTAAAAAACAATTATTAATGGAACGCCATCAAATAGCTGATGATGAACATTGGTATGATGGTGATTTAATTAACTTTAAATAATATGACAAATTTAATAACAAAAAAACTTAAAACCCCAGATGGTAAAATAGTTTATTATTGTAATGGAAAATTACATAACTGGGATGGGCCTGCTATAAAATATCCTAAAGGATCTGGTCAAAAAGAAGAATATTATATCCATGGTATTCAGTATACTAAAGAAATGTGGGCTGAAACTAAACGAGATTTTAACGGAGTTCCACCTGCTAAAGATCCTAAATTTCAAACTAGAATGTAAGTTTGGCTTTTGTTAAACTTTTAATTATATTAGTTTATTATGAAAATAGGTTTATGTGGTACTATGTCTGTTGGTAAAACAACATTAGTGAATGCTTTAAGAGAAGATTTTCACTTCGCTCATTATCAAACAGCAACTGAACGTTCAAAATATTTACGTGATTTAGGTATTCCATTGAATACTGATTCTACTATTAAAGGTCAATTAGTATTTTTAGCTGAACGAGCTACTGAGTTAATGAAAGAAAATATTATTACTGATCGTACAGTTTGGGATGTATGTGCTTTTACAGCTTTAGCTCAATCTATTTCTGATCATGTAAAATATGATTTTGAAAAATTAGCTATGGATTTAAAAGATGAATATGATCTTGTAATCTATATTAAACCTGATGGAGTAGAAATGGAAGATAATGGAGTTCGTGAAACTAATATGGATTATAGAGCAGATATTGATTATCAAATTCAAAATTTACTTAAAAGATTTCCACCAAAAAACTTATTAACTATATCAGGATCAACAGAAGAACGCATAAAATCAATTGTTGATCATATTTATAAATAAAACTATAACAATGAGCGCACACTTTAATATGCCTGAGTTTGATCATAAGGCTTTCTCCAAGTATTTAAATGAGAACAAATTAACTCCATTTAGTAAATTAAATTCATTAATAGAAGGTATGGATGAAGCTGTACCTTTTGAAAAAGATGCTTTAGATGAAACTAATTTAACAGTAGCTGACATTAATAAAAAATACAATGAAATGTTCGCTAAAAACCCGGCTACAACTTTTTCAGATGTTGCTAAAGCTTTAAATGCTACTGAACAAGAAATAGCTGCTGCATTATTTAAATCTTCTATGGGTTTAAAAGAAAAAGAAGAAGAATTAGAAGAAATTGGAATGTTTCATGATCCGATAGGATATAAAAAATCTGAACCTAATCCTAAAGATCAAGTATACACTAAAAAGTATGTAAGTAATGGTGTATATGATATTTTTAAAGATGGTGAAAAAATTAAAACCATTGCTGGAGGTGAAGGTGAAGCTAACGCTTATATCAATAAACTTAAAAAAGAGTTAAGTGAAACTGAAGAATTAGAAGAAATGGCTAACTTCTTTATGGTAACTCAAGACCAAAAAGATAAAATTGATCCTGACAAATATTCAGGAACTAAAAAATTAGTTGCTCAAGCTTTAAAAAGTGATGATATTGAAGCAGGTCAACCATTTACAAAAGCTACTATTAAAAATATCTTAGGTAAAGATCCATTAAAAGATTTTAACGCTGTATTAGACGCTGAAGAAATTGGAGGAATGGGTAAAACAGGAGATATTAGACCATCAGAACCAAAAACACCAGGTGTTAGAGGTCGTAAACCAGGTGCTAAAGCTGAAAAAGAACCATCAGCTCCTACAACTAGAGATAAAGTGGTTGGAGTTAAAGATATAGATGGTCCAAGACCAGCTGATGTTACTGCTGCTGAAAAAGAATTAGGTGGTTCTAAAGGAATTGATAGAACCATTGCTATTGATAAAGCAGGTAAAGCTATTATTGATAAATTAAAAAATTCTAAAGAACAACTTAAAGATCCTAAGTTTAAAGAAGCTAAACGTTTAGCATTTATTGCTTACTTAACTCGTCCAAAATCAGAAGGTGGTAAAATTGGTTTAAGAAAAGGTGGTGAAACTTATACTAATTTATTAAATGTTTGGGATAATACAGTTGAAGATTTGATTTCTTAATGAAAAAATATATTATACAAGCAGTTACAGTTTGGGGAGCCATAGGTTTAATATGGCTCCTTTTTATATACAACAATACATCTATTTCTGATAAAGAAAAAGAATATCAAAACAAAATTGATTCTCTTAAAATCGAAATAGGTTTAAATAAAATAAAAATTGATTCTTTAACATCAGCAAAATTAGTCTTAGACTCATTGATGGCTGTAGATAAAATTAGATTAACCGAAGTTGCTAAAAAAGCAGCAGCATATAAAGACAAATATGACAAAGAACATAATCGCCTTAATGATATGTCTGATGATGATGTCATCAGCGAGTTCACAGCAGCTTTCCAGTGATTCAACTGTAATTGTTCCTGTTAAAAGCTTGAGAAAAGCTTTAGAAATGAAGATTTACTACAACAGCTGTCGTGATGAACTTGGAGTTGCTAGAGACTCTATCCGTATTCAAGATAGTATTATTTTTAATCAATATGCTACCATTGATAATTTAGTTCAACAAACAGAAGTTTTTAAAGCTAATGAACAAAATTATGAAACTACTATAGAATATAAAGATGAAATAATTAAAATTAAAGAAGAAGAAATAACAAAGTTAAAAGCTACAGTAAGAGGAGCGTGTGCTGCTATTGTGTTAACTACTGTTAGCTTTATCTTGATCTTATTATGAGTGAACAACCAGATTTAAAAACATTAATTAGGCAGGAGTATATAAAATGTGCTAGTGATCCTGTTTACTTTATGAAAAAATATTATTGGATTCAACATCCAACAAGAGGAAGAACTCAATTTAATTTATATCCTTTCCAAGAAAAAGTATTAACAATATTTCAAAATAATAGTTACAATATCGTAAATAAGTCAAGACAGTTGGGTATATCAACGTTAGTTGGCGCTTATACGTTATGGTTAATGTTATTCCAAAAAGATAAAAACGTACTTTGTATTGCTACAAAACAAGAAACAGCTAAAAACTTAGTTACAAAAGTTAAATTTGGTTATGAAAATTTACCAAGTTGGCTTAAATTAAAAACATTAGAAAATAACAAATTATCACTTAAATTAGCTAATGGTTCTCAAGTAAAAGCAGTATCAGCAGCAAGCGATTCAGGTCGAAGTGAAGCTGTTTCATTGTTAATTATTGATGAGGCTGCATTTATTGATAGTATTGAAGAAATTTTTGCTAGTGCTCAACAAACATTAGCAACTGGTGGTGGATGTATAGCTATCTCAACACCATATGGTACAGGTAACTGGTTCCATAAAACATGGAATAAAGCAGAAGCTAAAGAAAATAGCTTCGTCCCAATTAGATTACCGTGGACTGTACACCCAGAACGAAATCAACTTTGGAGAGATCAACAAACCGCTGACTTAGGTGTTCGATTAGCGGCCCAAGAATGTGATTGTGATTTTAGTACATCTGGTGACACAGCTATTGAACCAGAAATATTAAATTGGTATATAGAAACATATCAAAAAGATCCAATTGAAAAAAGAGGTATAGATGGTAATTATTGGATTTGGGAACACCCAGATTTTTCAAGAACATATGTTGTGACAGCTGACGTTGCTCGTGGTGATGGTAAAGACTTTTCAGCGTTTCATGTTATAGATGTTGATTCTAATACACAAGTAGCTGAATATAGAGGTCAATTAGGTACTAGAGATTATGGTAATTTCTTAATTGGTGTAGCAGCTGAATATAATGATGCTTTATTAGTAATTGAGAATGCAACTTATGGTTGGGATGTTATTCAAACTGCTATAGATAGAAGTTATAGAAATTTATATTATTCCCCTAAATCAGATATGGCTTTAACTAATGTTGAAATGTATCTTGATCGATTTGAAAATGGAAATGGTATGGTTCCTGGATTTACTAACTCTCTTCGTACAAGACCGCTTGTTATCTCAAAATTAGTTAGTTATATTCACGAGAGATCAGTTACAATACAATCACAAAGATTGTTAGAGGAATTGAGAACATTTATATGGAAAAATGGTAAAGCACAAGCTATGGATGGATATAATGATGATTTGGTTTTAAGCTTTGGTTTTGCTATGTTTTTAAGAGATACTAGTTTAAGATTTAGACAAACAGGAATTGATTTAGCTAGAGCTAGTTTAGACGGTATTAATAGTGGCTATATGCCAGTTAAAACTAATTCTTATACACCACATAATGTTCATAATGAACCTTGGACAATGGATGATGGTATGGGAGGTAAAGAAAACTTGGGCTGGCTTATAGGTTAATAAATATTTATAATTAAATGGCAAATACATCATTATTTGGAAGATTACAAAGACTATTCTCATCAGATGTAGTTATTAGAAACACTGGTGGCAATCAGTTATCCGTAATGGATACTGATAGAATTCAATCTTTGGGTGTTCTTCAAACAAATTCATTAGTAGATAGATTTCAAAAAATATATACTACTTCAGGAGCAGCAGTTTATAATTTAAATAATGCTCAAAACTATGAAAACATTCGTATTCAGTTATATGCTGATTATGAATCAATGGATACTGACGCTATTATATCTTCAGCTTTAGACATTGTAGCTGATGAATGTACATTAAAAAATGAACAAGGTGAAGTATTACAAATTAGAAGTAGTGATGAAAATATTCAAAAGATTTTATACAACTTATTCTATGATGTATTAAATATTGAATTTAATTTATGGTCTTGGACTCGTAATATGTGTAAGTATGGTGATTTTTATCTAAAATTAGAAATTGCTGAAAAATTCGGTGTATATAATGTTATCCCATTCTCAGCTTATACAATGATTAGAGAAGAAGGAACAGAACCACAAAATCCAGCTTACATTAGATTTAGATATGATCCAACAGCAGCAACAGGTGTTGTAGCTAATTATGCTTCATATACAGGAAATCAAGATAATGGTGTTATTTTCCAAAATTATGAAATAGCTCACTTCCGTTTATTAAGTGATGTAAATTATCTTCCATATGGTCGTTCATATCTTGAACCAGGAAGAAAATTATTTAAACAATACATATTAATGGAAGATGCTATGTTAATTCATAGAATTGTTCGTGCCCCAGAAAAACGTGTTTTCTATGTTAATGTAGGTAATATTCCACCAAATGAAGTTGAAAACTATATGCAACGTATGATGCAGAAAGTTAAGAAAACTCCATTTATTGATCCTAACACTGGTCAATATAACTTAAAATATAACATGCAAAACATGTTAGAAGATATTTATATTCCTGTTAGAGGTGGTGATTCAACAACTAAAATTGATACAGCTAAAGGATTAGATTATAATGGAATTGAAGATGTATCTTACTTAAGAGATAAATTATTCGCCGCTTTAAAAATTCCAAAAGCTTATTTAGGTTATGAAAAAGATTTAAGTGGTAAAGCTACCTTAGCAGCTGAAGATATTAGATTTGCTCGCACAGTTGAACGTATTCAGCGTATTTTATTAAGTGAGTTAACTAAAATTGCTTTAGTACATTTATATACTCAAGGTTATGATAATGAAAGTTTAACTAACTTTGAATTAAACTTAACAACTCCATCTATCATTTATGATCAAGAAAGAGTTGCTTTAATGAAAGAAAAAGTTGATTTAGCTGCTTCAATTCAAGAAACAGGTTTATTACCTTCTAATTGGATTTATGATAATGTTTTCCACTTTAGTGAAGATCAATATGATGAATATAGAGATTTAGTAGCTGAAGACAAGAAACGTTTATTTAGAATGAAACAAATCGAAGAAGAAGGCAACGATCCAGCCGAAACAGGTCAAGTTTATGGTACACCACACCAATTAGCTAACGCTTATGGTACTGGAAGGTATACATCAACTAGAGATGTACCTCCAGGATTTGATGAAAATGATCCAAATATTGTAAATTTACCTGGTAGACCTGAAGATAAAGCTTCTTTTATTAATACTCAAAAAGATCCTTTTGGTAGAGATAGATTAGGTGTTGATAGTATGAAAGGTAAATACAAAGATGAAGAAGAGGTTAATGAAAATATTAAAGCTCCATCATCAACTCAAGCTATTTATTTACAAAATAAAAATATCTTCAATGATCTTCCACGTAAAACAGATATGTTTAAAGGAAGTAATTTACTAAATGAGGATAACATTCGTGAGGAATTAAAATAAGTATATATTTATAATTAGTATAATTATACCTTCATGACTATTAAACATTCGAAGTATAAGAACACGGGTATTCTATTCGAGCTTTTAGTTAGGCAGATCGCCTCTGATGTTATGGCTGGAAAAGAATCACCTGCTGTTAAAATCGCTAAACGATATTTTACAGATACAGAATTATCTAAAGAACAAAAATTATATCATTCTTTAATTAACAGTAGTAAATTAACTGAGTCAAAAGCTGATATGTTAATTAATACTGTTTTAAAAATATCTGATAAACTTAATCAAGATAAAATTAAAAAAGAAAAATATGATTTAATTCGTGAAATTAAAAAACATTATGATTTAGATAATTTCTTTAAAAACAAAGTATCTCATTATAAAACATCAGCTGCTATTTATTCATTATTAGAAATTAACAAATCCTCAGATTTTATAGCTCCTGATGTTATTTTAACTAATAAAGTAACATTGCTAGAACATTTAACCCAAGGTGATGTTAATACTGATAATATTGAAACTAAAATTGTTGAAGAATTTAAGTCTCAAGATAAAGATATCCGTATTTTAGCTTATAAAATATTAGTTGAAAAGTTCAATAGTAAGTATTCTAATTTAACTGAAAAACAAAAAGTTGTTTTAAAAGAATATATCAATAATATTTCTAATGTTGATTATTTAAGACGATTTGTTAATAAAAGTTTAACAGAAATTAGAGAAACTTTAACTAAAATTAAATCAAAAGTTGATGATAAAACAACTGAAATCAAGTTACAAGAAACAATCAACTTAATTAAACCATTATCTAAAAAACAAGTCGTAAAAGATGATCATTTGATCACATTACTTCAGTACCATGAGTTAGTAAGTGAATTAAATAAAACTCTATGAAAAAAGAACTTGTAAAAAAAGTAGTTGAAGCTTATATTAAAAAGAAACTTAAACAAGAAGTTTCTACTACAGGTGCAGTTCCAGGTATTGCGGCAAAATATGCTTTTTTAAAGAAAAAAGCTAAAAATGAAGCAGCTATTAATCCAAGACCAAAATCAAAACCAAATAAATCTGGTCTTCCTTCAACATTTGTTAAAGGAACTAAAGATAATGTTTATACTAAAAAATATGGTTATAAAGAAGTTCAACCTAGTGACATGTTAGATGCTAGTTACTTATGGAATGAACATCAAATTAATGAGGTGAGATACTCTCAATTTAAAAGAACAGCTGAAACACGTAAACCTGCTGACCAAATTCATAATGCTATGAAAGAGGTACTTAAGCGAGTTAATGAAATAAATAGAATATTAGAATTTACTGATAGATTAAGAACTGAGTTAAAACAATCAAATGAGAATTTAACTTATTTGAAAAGAACTAGTGCGGTTTTAGAAAAAATGACAAACGAAATTAAAATGTTACAATCTAAAATTAAACAGTTAACTAAAAATGGCTAAAGCAAAATCATCATTTTCTTCTACTTTTAAAGCAAAATCAAAAGTAAGTAGACCAGGAGTTCATGCAAAAACAAAAACCAGCAAATTAAAACAAAGTAAACATTATAAAAAACTATCAGTAGGTCAAGGTTAATCACAGGAATATAATTCCTAAATATATTTATATATAAATGGCAACTAAAGATACATATTTATCCTCACTCATGTCCTCAATTCCAGACATTGATAAAGCAAACCCTTTTGAGGTTCAAAGAGGACTTGACTACGAATTAGTAAAAATGGGTGGCGCTGTAACAAATGAAACTGTTAAAAAAGCATTAGATAAAGCAGTTAAAAATGTTATGTCAAACCCAAATTATTATACAGATTTATTAGAAGATGCTACATATGAATTATTAGGTATAAAAAAACCTAATAGAAAAAAAGCATCTACTGCTACTGAAATGGAAGAGGTTAAAGCTAAAGATAATAAAGCTAAAAACCAAATGGAAAAACCTAAAGTAGTTAAAGAGTCTGTTGATTTAGAAGAAAAAAGAAAAAATCCAACTGACTATGTTATTATGGATGTTCCTTTGTTTATTCGTATGTTAGAATTTGCTCGTGAGGATGCCACTTCAGATATGGATTTGCATGATGTTGCTGAAAAATTAATTAAATTAAGTGCCCAAGGAAAACCAGTTACAATGAAATCTTATGATGCTGTTGTAGCTAGTGATGAGGAAAAAGTAGATGAAGCTGCTAAACCAGACTTTTTAGATTTAGATGGTGATGGTGATAAAACAGAACCAATGAAAAAAGCAGCTAAAGATGCTAAAGCTTTAAAAGAAGATGATTGGAAACAAGCTGATGATGAATCAGATATGGCTCATTCTCAATTAAAGTCTATGATGTCAAATGTGTCTAAATTAATGTCTAAAATTGATGATGGTGAACAATTAGATGCATGGGTTCAAGCTAAATTAACTAAATCACAAGATTATCTTCAATCAGTATACGATTATCTATGTGGTGAGGAAAAACAATCAACATTAGGTATATCATTAGCTGAAGCTTTTGATGCTTCTAAATTTGGTCTTCCTAAAAAAATTACCACTAATATGTGGGATAAAGAAAAACTCAAAGTTGATATCGAAAACGGAAAAATCACTCAACCAAAATGGTTTGATGAAGATCATGAAATTATTGATATTAACACTAAAATGGATATGATTTCTTTTGATAAGGTTTATCAATCCAACAACAAAAGAGGTTTACCATTTTTAAACAAATACTTAAAAACACCTCTTAAATTAAAAACCCCAGAAGAAGCTAAAGGTAAATTATCTGTTAAAGATATTGAATTAACTAAAGAAAATATTGATTTAATTAAAAAAATAGTTAAAGAAGTAATGTTAAAAAAAGGTAATTCAACAATGGTTGCTACTAATCCTAACACTATTAACCTAGCTAGAAAACAAGGTTATCAAACAATCCCAGGAACAGAAGACGCTAAATAATGTCAAAAGAAGTATTAATAGAATATCTACCTTTTACAATTAGCCCTCAATCATTAATGGAGGCTAAGTTAGGTCCTACAAAAAATCTTGTTGTAGAAGGAGTTGTTCAACGTGCTAATGCTGCTAACCATAATAGACGTATCTATCCAGATGCGGTTTTGAAACGTGAAGTAGAAAAATATATTGAAGGACCAGTTGCCCAAAATAGAGCATTAGGTGAATTAGATCACCCTGATTCTTCAGTTATTAACTTAAAAAATGTATCCCATAATATTAAAAGATTATGGTGGAATGGTGATGATTTAATGGGTAGAATAGAAATTTTACCAACACCATCAGGTAATATCTTAAAAGATTTATTTTTAAACAATATTACAGTAGGTATCTCATCTAGAGGAATGGGTTCAGTTAAACCATTAGGTGAAGGTACTGTAGAAGTACAAGATGACTTTGAATTAGTATGTTGGGACTTTGTAAGTACACCATCAACTCAAGGTGCATTTATGGATGTTGTAGGTTTAAGTGAATCTTATGATGCAAGTAAGGTTGTAAAAACACATAAATACCAACGAGTAAACGAAATTATCACAGACATTATCTGTTCTCAAACAGGTGTTTGTTGTATTCGATAAGTTTTTATTAAAGGACGCGTTCTCGTATCTCCTTATATATTTATATCCGTCCTTTATACGCAATCTCTAATATTGCGTCACTGATTTTAAAAAAATCCGCTATATTGCTTTTCTAATAAGCAATCAAAAACCAAAAACAGTCAAAAAAACAAATGACAAACAAAGAATTATTCGAACAGGCTATCGCCGATGCTAAAGCTGTCCGTGAGACCGCTGTAGCAAATGCAAAACTTGCTCTCGAAGAAACTTTAGCTCCACGTATTATGTCCATGATTCAAGCTAAACTTTCAGAAGTGGAAGAAGATCTTGAAGAAGAAAAAGACATGGAAGATATGGAAGAGATGAAGTACGAAGAGGACAAGATGCAAGACGAGGCTAAGGAAGAAACTGATGAGGCTTATGGTGAGGAAGAAGTTGAAACTGAAATGGAAACAGTAACTGAAGAAGATGATGACTACGGTCTCGCTGAAGAAGAAACTGACGAAATGGAAGAAGGAGACATCACTGAAGAAGATTTAGATGCTATCTTAGCTGAGTTAGAAGAAGAAGCTCTTGCTGAACGTAAAAAGTACGGTGGGAACAAAGGTGACGAAAAACGTGACGACATGAAAAAAGAAAAAGAAGGTCACGGTCAAGGTCCAAAGAAAAAAGATTCCGCTGAATCTGAAGATGAAACTGATTATCGTAACGAAGGTGTAGGTGCCTATGAGTACGAAAAAGGTAAAGAAGATGAAGCAGAAGCTATGGATGAAGAAGTTGAAGATGATGACAAAGTAAGCAAAATCTCAGTTGAAGATCTTCGTGACATTATCAAGAGTGTCTTTATGGATGCTATGGGTAAAGGTGAAGAAGGTGAAGAAGCTGAAGGTGAAGAAGAAATGGAAGAAGATTTCAACCTCGATGAAATTTTAGCTGAACTTGACGAAGCTGAAGATGCTGAAGAAGACAAAATGGAAGAAGCTAAAAAAGAAGATGATGACGAAAAAGAAAAGATGGAAGAAGAATTGAATGAAGCTATTGCTACTATCAATACTCTTAAGTCTGAACTTAACGAAGTTAATCTTTTAAATGCTAAGCTTCTCTACATGAACAAAATCTTCAAAGCTAAAAACTTAAGCGAAGGTCAAAAGTTGAAAGTTATCAATGCTCTTGATAGAGCTGAAAACTTAAACGAAGCTAAAAACATTTATGAAACATTAAAAGATGCTTTAACTGAGACTAAAAAGTCTTCAATTAAAGAATCAGTAGGTTTTGCCTCAAAAGCTATGGGCGTTGCTCCTGCTAAGCCTATTGTTAATGAGGACGTGCAAATCACACGTATGAAAAAATTAGCAGGTATTATTAAATAAAAAAAATATAAAAACAAAAATGAGCACATTAAACACTCTTTTAGAGTCTACCTCCGGATGGCAATCAGCTCAAACTGATGCTGCTAAATTAGCCAACCGTTGGGAAAAATCAGGTCTTTTGGAAGGACTTGAGGACACACACCGCAATACTATGGCGGTATTATTGGAAAACCAAGCTAAGCAATTAGTTGTTGAAGCTAACACTACAGCTGGTACTTCTGACTTCACTAATGGTACTGGAGCCCAGTGGGCTGGTATCGCCTTACCAATGGTTCGTAAGGTATTTGGTCAGATTGCTGCTAAAGAATTCGTTAGCGTTCAACCAATGTCATTGCCAGCTGGTTTAGTATTCTATTTGGATTATCAGTATGGTACTACCAAATCTGCTCCAGGTGCTGGTCAATCTAGCACTAACAGCTTATACGGTACTCCATCTGCTAACTTTGGTAACTTAGCTGAAGGTGGTTTGTACGGAGCTGGTCGTTTTGGTTATTCTGTTAACCAATTCACTTCTTCTGTAGTAGCCGCTTCTTCTATTGCTTCTGCTTCTTTTGCTGAAGTAGATTTTGACGCTAACTTCTCATCTTCTATTCAAGGTGGTACTGATTCAGCTCTTACAAACGTTCATAAGTTAGTATTTGCTACATCTTCACTTCCTAACTTAGATGTTAATGGTATTTCTGCATTTACTGTAGTATCTGCTTCTGGAGCTACTGTTACTGCTGCTGAGACTTTAGGTCAATTCACTAAAATTAACGGAGGAAATATTGAGTTCTTTGTAACTACTTCTGCTCTTATGGGTCCTGCTGCTGATAGTGAATATAATATTTACTTTAACAAGCAAGATACTATCCGCTACCGTGGTGATTTCGAAGATCAAAACCCATTCGCTTTAGAAGGAAATGCTAACTCTAGCACTCAAATTCCAATCCCAGAAATTAACATTCAGTTAAGAAACGAAACTATTTCTGCTAAGACTCGTAAGTTGAAAGCTCAATGGACTCCTGAGTTCGCTCAAGACTTGAACGCTTACCAAAACGTTGATGCTGAAGCTGAATTAACTTCTATCTTGAGTGAGTATATTTCTATGGAAATTGATCTTGAAATCTTGGGTATGTTGATTGAAAATGCCGCTACTACTGATTACTGGTCAGCTAAAGTTGGTAACCAAATCAATTCTACTTCAACTGCGTTTGATGCTAACACAGCTGGTGTTTACTACACTCAGATGTCTTGGTTCCAAACAATCGGTATCAAATTACAGAAATTATCTAACACTATTCACCAAAGAACTTTACGTGGTGGTGCTAACTTTATGGTATGTTCTCCAGCTGTAGCTACTATTTTGGAATCTATTCCAGGATTTGCAGCTGATGCTTCTGCTGATGCTGATGCTATGAAGTATGCTTTCGGTGTACAGAAAATTGGTGCTTTGAACAGCCGTTACAAAGTTTACAAGAATCCTTACATGACTGAAAATGTTATCTTGTTAGGTTTCCGTGGAACTCAGTTCTTGGAAGCTGGTGCTGTATATGCTCCATACATTCCATTGATCATGACTCCATTAGTGTACAATCCTGATACCTTCACTCCAAACAAAGGTATTATGACTCGTTACGCTAAGAAGATGATTCGTCCTGAATTCTATGCTAACTTGTTTGTTGCTGATTTAAACATTGTCTAAATTAGTAATTTAACATAATGCTAAAAGAGCCCAAGCGCAAGCTTGGGCTTCTTTTTTCATATTTATTATCACAAGTTATGGAAGACGTTTTTAAAGAGAAGCGTAAGTTGAAAAATCCTATTCGCTTCCAAGTTGGTTTGAATGAGGAGCAAAAGAAAGCAAAAACCCTCATTATAGATAATACTATTACTGTCATTACAGGTTTAGCCGGTTCAGGTAAAACATTAGCCGCTTGTCAAGCTGGACTAGATATGCTTTTTAAAAGAGAAGTAGAAAAAATCATTATTGCTCGACCAGTAGTTACAGCTAAAGAAGAAATTGGATTCTTACCTGGTGGTATTAAAGATAAATTAGATCCATTTATTGCTCCTATATATGATAACATGTATAGATTATATAATAAGGATAAAATTGATAAAGAATTTGCTGATGGTAGAATTGAAATTATACCTTTTGCGTTTATGAGAGGTCGAAATTTCTCGAATGCATTCATTATTCTTGATGAGGCGCAGAATATCACGGACACCCAAATGGAATTAGCTATAACGCGTTTATGTGAGGGTTCAAAAATGGTTATTGTGGGTGACACTGGCCAAATTGATTTAAAAGACCGTAAAGATAGTGGTTTATTCTTTTTACAAAAAGTTATAGCACATTCTATTGAAGGTGTATCATATATGCATTTAAAAACTAACCATAGACATCCAATAGTTGAATCGGTAATCGAAATATATAAACAACTTAGAAACTAGCCATATTTATATCCAACGATATGGCTACTCAAGGAGAATACACATACGCAGTCTCAACCGCTGATTTGTCTCCGGTACCAGGTAATACACCATTTGGGTATTATGATTATGATCCTACGTTCCAAAATGATGCTCAAAAAGCATGTTTTTTTATAACTAGACGTTTAGGATTTGGTACTGTTGATGTTGAATTGGTTGACTTCCAGATTTATGCTGCTTATGAAGAAGCAGTAACTACTTATGGTAACGAAGTTTATCAGTACAAAATTCAATCTAATTATATATCATTAGAAGGAGGTCAAACTGATACTTTTTTATGTGAATATAATATTACATATTTTACAGCCTCATTAGAATTTAGTCCTGCTGAAGTAATTACTTCTTCTGATCTATCAGAACCAGCCTTATCTCAATCTATAGCTGATGGATTAATATATAAAATTTCAGCTAGTTATTTACCATCAATGTCATTAGCTGATCCATTAATGGCTCATGCTTTTTCAATTCAAAACTGTGGTAAAGTATTAAACCAACATACATATATTAGTGGTTCTTTAATTAATTTCTTTGTAACTACTAGTTCTTTAGGTAGTACAACTCAAACAGTTAATTATCTTAAATTTAAATCAGCGTATAATTTAAACAATAGATTAATCAAACCAGGAAATATTAATGGTTTAGTTAAAGTAGCTGAAACATATGGTGAAGGTACTGATTTAGGTAAAGTTCCTGTTTATAAAGGAGCATTAATGTTAGAACCAGGTGTTCAAACATATGACTTAAATGCTTGGGCTTTAGCTAGTGCTAGTATTTCTCCAACAGATGGTATTGAAATTACAAGAGTATTTTATGATGCACCACCACCAATTACTCAATATTATGATCCTTATTTAGGATTAGGTGGTGTACCTGGATATGCTGATAGTATTGGATTAAATTCATCTTATCCTGGAGCTAACTTTATGATGTGGCCAATTTATTTTGATATTCAAAGAATTCAAGAAATTGAAATGTCACGTGAAGTAAGAACTAATGATTATACATTTAATATTGTAAATAACCAACTTCAAATATTCCCAATTCCAATAGAAGCTGGAAATTTATGGTTTGAATATAGAAAATTATCAGAAGCCTTTGCTATAGCTCCAACAGGGTCTAATTCAAGTACTCAACCATCTATTATCACTGATATGATGAGAGTTCCTTATGCTAATCCTGTTTATTCTAATATAAATTCTGTTGGTAAAACATGGATTATGAGATATGCTTTAGCATTATGCAAAGAAACATTATCATATATTAGAGGAAAATACCCAGCTGCCACTTTACCAGGTGTAGGAGCTATGTCATCTGGTGATTTATCTAATGATGCTAGAACTGAAAAAACAGAATTATTAACTCAATTAAGAGAAATACTTGATTCTGTTTCAACACAGAAACAACTTGAAAGAAAAGCATTAGAAGCACAAGCTGAACAAGATGCTTTAAACAAATCACCATTTGTTTATCCAATTTATATTTTTTAAAATATGGCAGGATCATTTTTTAGACCCCCAGGACAAAAGGTAACCACCCCAGGAGATTATAAAGCAGACGCTAATAATCCTGATGGTGTAGCTAGACCTACTCCATTTTCTCCTGGAGATGATGTAAATTTACAAATATCATCTGTCACTGAGGGTTATAAAAGATTACATTCTATACAAGTTGCTTACTATAAAATCATTCCTGCTCAATCTCAGGTTAACATTTATGGTGAATCAACAACAAAATATTATTTTGAGCCAGTTATGTTAAAATGTTATCTTGAAAGAGGTGATGAAACATATAGTATAGAAGAATATGGTCCAGATAATAATCAAACTATTAAATTTTTCTTTGTTAGAGTAATGTTAGAACAAATAGGAGTGCTTCCTGAAGTAGGTGATATTATATTAGACAGAGAAAGATATTATGAGATTGATAATGTTAATCAAAATTTAATTGACTTTGGTAATGATAATGATTATTTAATGAATGCTGATAATTTTGCTGATTCTCCATTAAATAAACGTGGTCAAAGTATTGTTTTTGAACTTAATGGACATATGACAAGAGTAAGTAAATTGAACTTAATGCCTTATAAATTACAATAATGACTCAATATAGAAAACCCGTACCAAAAACCCCAACTCAAGTACAGCATGAAAACATTCATGCTTATGATGAGAAGTACGGTAAACAACCATTACCAACAGATAATAGAGCTTATGAAGTATCTACAAAAGGAGATTCTACTAAAGACTTCTCTGTTGGTTTAATGGATATTGATAAGGCAGTTATTGATTATATAAATAATTCAATCCAACCAACAGTAATCCAAGATGGAGAAAGAACAGCAGTTCCTGCTATATATGCTTATCCAGAAAGATGGGTAGCTATTCAAAGAGATGGTTTTTTAAGAGATCAAAATCAAAGAATATTAACTCCATTAATTGTTTTAAAAAGAGATACTATTGACAGAAATAGATCTTTAGGTTGGAAATTAGATGGTAATTACGCTCAAAATGTTCACACATTTGAGGTACCATATAGTAAGAAAAATACATATGATAATTTTGATGTATTAACTAACAGAATTCCTGTTAGAGAAATGAGAACAGTTGTTGTTCCTGATTATGTTACTTTAAATTATTCATGTGTTATTTATACTAACTATGTTGAACAAATAAATAAAGTTATTGAAGCAATTCAATATGCTTCTAATGCATATTGGGGTGACCAAAATAGATTTAAATTTAGAGCTGTAGTTGATTCGTTTTCAACAGTTACCGAATATAGTACTGATTCAGATCGTGTAACTAGAGCTAATTTTAATATAACTTTAAATGGATATATAATTCCTGACAGTGTTAATAAAAACTTATCAACAAATCTTAAATATTTCACCAAAGCTCAAATAGTTATAGAGGACTACGTTGTTGACAATCTTGGACAAGTTTCTACTCCTGCTAAGAGAAAAAAAGTTATCCAAAATCAGTTAATACCATGTCCTCCTGGTGGAGAAAATATAGACCCGACCGTGTTAAACTATCTAAATACAAATATAACTAAAGTAGGTACAGTATCATCTACTGATACCTATTATGTGACTGGTGTTATATTAGCAGCACCATCACCATTATCTGCCACATCTCCAGATAATTTCTTAGTTACTGTTAACTCAACTATAGTTCCAAGAACTTCAGTTATTAGTATAACACAATCAGGTCCAACTCAAGTAGATGTTGTTTTAGATATTGATCCAAATTCATCAACTTATATTGGTTATGAATTACAAACAGGAGATTTAGTTACATTAACAGGAAAATTTGCAAGTTAAAT